CCCAAAAACCAGTGCAGAGTTTCTTTGCAACGACGGAGATGACAACCTTGAGCGGAAAAATCGTGTGGCTTGCCATGCGGCACCCTGAGCCCGACAGCGAAAGAGCAGCGGAGGTGGTCGGCGTGTTCTCGACCGAGGAGAAGGCGGCCGCGGCCTGCACGGAATGGAACCGCTTCATCGGGCCGCTCGAGATGGACACGGCGGCGCCGGACACCGAATGGCCAGGCGCCTATTATCAGATGGCGCGCGCTCAGGAGACGCATACAAGCGCAGATGTTGGGCCGTGACTACGAGAAGCACAAGAAACAGACAGCCGACCGCTCACGCCGGATCGCTCTTGCCGGCCGCGACATCGGCGAGATACCCAAGGCCCAGCATCCGAAGCGCCGTGAGCTCGCACGCCTGGACCTCCGCGCGTTCTGTGACGCCTACCTGAAGACGACGTTCTCGCTCCCCTGGTCACCTGACCACCTGAAGGTGCTGGACCGCGCCAGGCGGTGCGTGATCGAGGGCGGGCAGTTCGCAATGGCGATGCCCAGGGGTTCGGGAAAGACCAGCCTTTGCGAAGCGGCAGCCTTGTGGTCCATGCTCTACGCACACCGGCGATTTGTGGCGCTCATCGGCGCATCGGAGACGCACGCGCAGGAGATGCTCGACTCCCTGATGGCAGAGCTTGAGCACAACGACGAGCTCTATGCCGACTTTCCCGAGGTCTGCTACCCGATCCGGTGCCTCGAGGGGATCGCGAACAGGTGCGCCGGGCAGCTCCACCAGGGCCAGCGAACCGAGATCGTGTGGACGCAGAACGAGCTGGTGCTGCCGACGATCGAGGGAAGCAAGGCGAGCGGCGCCATCGTGAAGGTCGCCGGGCTCACCGGGCGCATCCGCGGCATGAAGTTCAAGCGCGCGGACGGTTCTTCCGCGCGCCCGGACCTCGTCATCTGCGATGACTGTCAGACGGATGAGTCCGCAAACAGCCTCTCCCAGTGCGTCACGCGCGAGCGCATCCTCTCCGGTGCGGTCCTCGGCCTCGCCGGCCCGGCTTCCAAGATCGCCGCCCTCATGCCCTGCACGGTCATCCGACCGGGTGACATGGCCGACGTGATCCTCGATCGGAAGAAGCACCCCGAATGGAACGGGGAGCGGACGCAGCTCATCTACGAGCACCCGACCGATACGAAGCTCTGGGAGGGGTATGCCGAGGTGCGCGCCGAGTCGCTGCGCCAGTGGGGGGACATCCGGGACGCCACCAAGTTCTACCGCGACCACCGGGAGCAGCTCGACGCAGGGGCGCGGATCGCCTGGCCGGAGCGCTTCCACCACGACGAGGCCAGCGCGATCCAGCACGCGGTGAACCTCCGGTTGCAGGACGAGGTGGCGTTCTGGTCCGAGTACCAGAACCAGCCGATGGTCGAGCGCGGGCTCTCCGACGTCGGCATCCTGACCGCCGACCAGATCGCGGCGAAGGTGAACGGGATCGAGCGCGGCATGGTGCCGCTCGACGCGACGCGCTTGACGGCCTTCGTCGACGTGCAGCAGAACCTGCTCTACTACGCCGTCCTCGCATGGCGCGACGACTTCACGGGTTATGTCGTCGACTACGGCGCGCACCCGGACCAGGCCCGCGACTATTTCACCCTGCTGGATGCGCAGCACACCCTCGGCCTGGCGGCGAAGGGCGCCGGCCTCGAGGGCGCCATCCTTGCCGGACTAGAGGCCCTGACGGAAAAGCTCTTCGGGATACCGCTCATGCGGGAGGACATGTCGCCGATGCGGCCGTCGGTCTGCCTGATCGATGCCTCGTGGGGCACCTCGACCGCGATCGTGCACCAGTTCTGCAAGCGGAGCGTCCACGCGGCGAACCTTCTTCCGTCGCACGGGCACTACATCGGGCCGGGTGGGCGGCCGATCGAGCAGTGGAAGAAGAAGCCGGGCGACCGCGTGGGCTTGGGCTGGCACATCGGCGCGAAGACCTCGAGGGAAGCGCGCCGCGTCCTGTTCGACTCGAACTACTGGAAGAGCTTCCTGCACGCACGGCTCGCCGTGACGATGGGAGACCATGGATGTCTAAGCCTCTACGGGCGGAACCCCAACCGCCACCGGATGATCGCGGAGCACTTGACCTCGGAGTTCCGGACGCGGATGCAGGGGAGCTCGCGTGTGGTGGACATCTGGACACTCCGCCCAGGACAGCGCGAAAACCATCTGCTCGACTGCCTCGTGGGGGCGGGCGTGGCGGCAAGCATCCTCGGCGTGACGCTCCAGGGCATGCCATCGACCAGGATTGGCCCGCGGCGCAAGGTGAGCCTGGCGGAGCGGGCGGCGCGCTCTCATGCCAGGGCGGGGTGGCGTGGATGAAGCGCCATCCGCCGTCGAATGGGACTGGAAAAATCGACACGGCGTCCGAGGACCGCGGGCTCGAGTGCGCGCGATGCGGGTGCCGGCACTTCTATACCCTCGAGTCGCGGCCCACGTGGGGGAGGCAGGTCCGCCGCCGGCGCGAGTGTCGGAACTGCGGGGCGCTCAAGACGACCTATGAGGCAGACCGGCGTGCGTGAGTCATGACGCCGGCGGCTCCGGCTTGACAATGTCGAGCGGGCCCCAGAACCATTCCCAGTCATGCAACGATTGGTCGTTGGCGTAATCCACCCAGAGCCATCCTTCCTCCTCCCGGCAGATGTCAATGATCGACATGTAACCATCGTCCTGGCGGGTTGCCCAATACACGCCAGGCTTGGTCGGTTTCTCGCGCGTCCATGCGAGCGGCTTGAAGGCTTGAAGCTCGCCCACCGTCAGCGGCAGTCGCACGGCGCAGAACGGGCAGAACACCAGGGTATTACCGTGTTCGTCCATTGCGAGCGACCAGTCGCACTCGTTGCCTGGCTCGTTCCGCCACTCGTCGCGGGACACGTCCTCGTTCTTGCATTGCGGGCAGCTCATGCGTGGCCCGTCGGCGGCGGCGGAACATTCCCCATTGACTCGCGCTGAGCCTGCACTTCTCCGGCTGTACCGCCTGGACGCGTGAAGATCGCCGGCGACGGGCCGAACTCCATCTCGAACTTGATCGAGGCGAACGTTGCTGCGTCGCGTAACTCGCCGGGCGTCAGATGCAGCTGCTGAATCCAACCGAGCATCGCGTGGACCATCGCGTGGAACACAGGGTCGTTCAGGTAACGACGCTCGGCGTCGGGATAGGTGAAGTGTTGGCTCATGCCTTGAGCATACCACGCAAAGCGACTGGCGCCCAACCTTGCCAACGGGATGCGCACGGCATGGCTCCCAAGATGTTCCACACGGAGCGCGCTACGCATAGCGCCTCACCTTGCCGGCCGGATTGCGCGGCCTTGGCGTCCGGTTCTTCCCTTAGTGCATGGCCAAGCCGAAGGCGCCACGCAGGCGCACCAAAGCCGCGCGGACCGACGCCCGTCTCGTAGCGGCGCAGGAGGTCGCACAGCGCGCGAACGCGAAGCTCCGCGAGCTCAGGGCCCGTTACGACGCCGCCCAGACGCACATCGACAACCGCAAGCACTGGGGCGCGGCGGACGCGCTCTCGGCCAACGCCGCGAACGCCCCGGAGATCAGGCGCACGCTCCGCAACCGAGCGCGCTACGAGGTGTCGAACAACTCCTATGCCCAGGGAATCGGGCTGACACTCGCGAACGATTGCATCGGCACGGGCCCGCGGTTGCAGGTGACGAGCGGGGACCGGTCCGCCGACTCGGCGCTCGAGGAAATCTTCAGCGAGTGGGCCGAGGACATCGACCTCACCGGCAAGCTCCACACCATGCGGCTCGCCAAGTACGAGGACGGTGAGACCTTCGCCGTGATGGCGAGCAACCCGAGGAGTGAGTTCCCGGTTCAGCTCGACCTCCAGCTCGTGGAAGCCGAGCAGGTCGCGAATCCCTTTCCGACGCTCGAGCCGAACGAGGCCGACGGGATCCTGTTCGATCGCTTCGGCCGCGCGCTCAGCTACCAGTTGCTGGCCGAGCATCCTGGCGACCGGCGCTCCATGACGGGGTTTTTCAGCCAGTCGAGCACCATCCCCGCGCGGTCGATGCTCCACTATTTCCTTCGCCTGCGCCCTGGCCAGATGCGCGGGATCCCCGAGATCACGGCGGCGCTGCCGCTCTTCGCGCAGCTCCGGCGCTACTCGCTCGCGGTGCTGGCTGCCGCCGAGGTCGCCGCCGACCTAGCGCTCGTCATTCAATCGCAGTTCCCACCGACCGACGCCGACGAGGCCGACTCCATCCCCGAGATGTCCACGTGGGAGCTCGAGAAGCGCATGGCGACCGTGCTGCCGCAGGGCTGGTCGCTCGGCCAGGCAAAGCCCGAGCAGCCGACCACGACCTATGCGATGGCGAAGCGCGAGTATTTGACCGAAATCGCCAGGTGTTTGAACGTGCCATACAACGTCGCGGCCTGCGACTCGAGCTCCTACAACTACGCCTCCGGGCGCCTCGATCACCAGGTCTACAACAAGGCGATTCGCGTGGAGCGCGCGCGCATCGTGCGCCTGGTGCTGAACCCCCTCTTCCGCGAGTTCATCTCCGAGGCCTCGCTCATCGAGGGCCTGCTGCCGCAGGTGTTCCGGCGACGTGGTCCGCTGCCAAAGCACCGCTGGTTCTGGGATGGGTCCGAGCACGTCGACCCGGAGAAAGAAGCGAACGCACAGGGCACGCGCCTCGAGAACAACACGACCACGCTCGCCGAGGAGTACAGCAGTCGCGGGCTCGACTGGGAAGAGCAGGTCCGCCAGCGCGCGAAGGAGATAGCGCTGATGGACGAGCTCGGCCTCACGCCGCCGGCGATGGAACCCACGCAACCCGAGACGATGGTCGACGACGGAGAGCCCGATGCCGAAGAAGACTGAGCACCCGAAAACGCTCTCTCTCATCTGCCCCGCCGGCCTCGTGCTCGCGGCTGATGGCGACGGGAAGAAGCTCCCGACCTTCTCGATGGTCGCCTACACCGGCGCACCGATCAACGTGTCCCTGTGGTGGAACCCGGTCGTGATCGACCTCGGTGGCGTGTCGACGCCGACGCAGTCCGTTGCCATCCGCCGCAACCACGATCCAAGCAAAACCATCGGGCACTCGGACGCGGTGGCGATCCGAGACGGCCAGATCGTCGCAACGGGGGTTCTCTCGTTCGACACCGAGTCGGCGCGCGAGGTCGCGAGCTCGGCGAAGAACGGGTTCCCGTGGCAGGCCTCGGTCGGCATGGACGCTAACCAGGTCGAGTTCATTGCCGAGGGCAAGTCAACAGAAGTCAACGGCCGGATGGTCGACGGGCCGATCGACGTGATTCGAAAATCGACCCTTCGCGAGATCAGTTTCGTGGACTTGGGCGCCGACTCCGGCACGAACGTGTCGGTCGCAGCGTCCGCAAAGGAGACGGAAATGGCAGTCAAGCACGAGGACAAGGATTCGCCCGCCGTCGAGGCGAGCGAGCCGGCGACGAAGGGCGCAGCTGCCACCGTCACCGAGACGAAGCCGGAGGTCAAGGCGCTGGGACCAGTGCCTGATCCTGCTGCTCAGGATCTGATCGCGGCGATGCGCACGCAGAGCGCGGGCGAGATGCGCCGCCAGGCGGCGATCCAAAAACTCGCCGGCCGGGAACACGGCGAGCTCGCGGCGAAGGCCATCGAGGAGAACTGGTCTCTGGAGAAGGCCGAGCTCGAGATGCTCCGGGCCGCGCGTCCGACTGCGCCCGCCGTGCACGTGGGCGGCGGCGGGATCGACGCCACGACGATCGAGGCCGCGGCCTGTATCGCCGGCGGCTTGCGAAACATCGAGAAGAAGTTCGACCCG